CTACACAATATAAAAGGTAGAAGTCAGTCGACTAGTGGATAATTTTCAACAATGGAGTCAATCCCAGAAAATTCTAACCCTGCAGCTCCCGAAGTGCCCGCTTCTGCCCCTAGGGGTGGAGGATATCGTGGTCGCGGTCGTAGCGGACCTCGTGGACGTCGTGGACGTGGAGGTGGAGGCAGAGGAGGACAAAAACCTCAGACGCCGCCCCCTCCCCCAGCACCAGCTGGTGGAGATCCATTTGCTCCCAGAGGAAAGGGTGGAAATCCCGCTATACCAAAAGATGATCCAGCAGCAGACAGTGCCATAATGATAGATGGCATTGCAGGATTCGTCGAGAAAACAAAGAATCAGCTATTTCAGTTGGATCTTTCTCAATACATCACACTTGTAACTGAGAGCTACATTGCTCAAACTACGTGTGATCGTGGTCTGGCAAAATTTGTGTCAGCATCGGCGTATCAATATTATATGGTCATCTTGTTATGGAGGAGGCTATTTCAGCTAACCTCGGCGAGGAGAGGAGATTCGTGTTTCGACGAGTTATCAAGAGCTCTTCCTCACAGTCTTCCAGTCCCAAAGGACATTAAAATTTACTTGGATTCTCTTGGAAACATAAAAGATGGAGAAGGCCAAGATTGGGTGTTTGATTTTATTGCCGACTTTTCAGATACAAAAGTCTTTGGAATTAGTGGTTCATATGGGAAAATTTCAACAGAGAATCACTTACAATACGAAACCGTACCTTGTCCAGTCATCCCACTTTTAACTATGCGGGCTGACATACTGAGAACCAAATTCGCAGGAACTCGTAGTTGGTCACTACCAACTGCTTTGACACCAGCAGATGTGGAGGACACATCACCAGGACTTCCAACATTGGATCTACTTGGATATCAGAAAGCCAAGAATCTAACAGACGATCAGTATAATGTCTTGATCGGAAATGGAGTCGACGTGTCTGGACCAGCAGAAGATGAAACTTTCTTCAACGCAAGAATGGTCGCCAATGTTCCAGTGATCCAATCACTCATGGGTTTTCTAGTTGGACAATTTGAAAGCACGAAATGCCCAATGGAAAGATACGACACAACAGCAATCACAGGGTCGTTAGCACAAGTCCCCTTTACAGTAAGATCTAGCTTCTCTTTCTCACCAAATGAGAGGATATCTCAAAAAGTAGGTATCACACAAACCTATAGGCAGTCACCACCTTATGTGGCCTGTGCATCAATGATGTTTAGGTTTAGAATAATGAGAGCTAAGAAATCTGGCATCCAAACAGATGGATTTTGCTACCCTTGGTGGAACGATACAAAAAAGAAATACATCATCCCACCTGAATGGATAGCAAATGCAAATGATATATTCAACAAGCCAGAAAAGTGGAACATATCTGATTTCACAGCAGGGACAGCCGATGGTCAAGCATTATTATCTGACCTGGCCAGGAAAACAAAGAAGAAACAAGAATAAGAACAGTTTTCCTCTGTATATATATGTGCATGCATTTTAAAACCAGTAGGTTAGTTGCTATTCCGGAACGTATATTCGGAAAGGATAAAACACTAGTACTAAGAGACATATAGGCTTTGCCCCCTC